CTCAGTGTCGCCATCTCCAACAACACCTAGCCTTGCGTTGGGCGTGATCGTGTTGATACCGATATTTGTGCCGGTGTCATACACAACCGATGAGCTAACGGGGGATGTGCCGTTGCCTTTGACCAGATAGCCCAAAGTGAGCGATGTGGCACCCGTACCTCCATTTGTTACGCCAAGCGTGCCTGCCATCGTAATGGTGCCGCTAGTGGTGATAGGGCCACCACTAAACGTCATGCCGGTTGTACCGCCCGACACATCCACGCTCGTTACCGTACCAACAAACTGATCGGTCGATGCGATAGTGATGCTGCCGTCACCGTTCGTGATGGTGACGTTCGCGCCGGCGGTAAGGTGGTGGTTCTCCCATCGCTGCTGCGTCGCGTCGTAGATCAACGTCTGACCGGCGAGGGGCGTCCCTGTGCCGTTGATGTACACGTCCTGCAATTCAGTCAGCCGCGGGCTGGCGGCCATTCGGACAAAGACCGATCCGCTGCCGCCCGACGCGGCGTTTACCACCACAGCCACAGGTACGTGAATGTTCGGCGCGTCTGGCTCGACGTTCGTCCACGTCCCCGGCGTAGCCGGGTCGAAGTACAGCAAATCGCCATCCGCCCACGTCTCACCGTATGGCGACCCCGTTGTGTTGAAGCCGCGCACGAGACCGAAGCTGGTCACGTAGCCGAAGCCGTTGTTGGCGATGGTTTGCGCCGTGACGCCCATCATATATTCTGGCGGGACGCTGTTGTTTGCCACCGCCAAGCCGAACGTCAGTTTGCCCGACGAGCCGACAGTGCCCGTGAACATGACGGGTGTGCCGATAGGGATTGACGAACCGCTCGTGTTCTTGGCGTAAAAAAGCGACTCCTGACCAACCTGCAACACCGCGCCGCCGTTCAGACCAACGTCGAGTGTCCCGTCGTCATTGTTCCACGCCAACACGCCGGGGCTGTACACGACAGGGGGCGAAGGAAAGAGGGAAAACCCGATAAAGCGCGCGTTGTCCTGCTGAACTGACGCCATCGTGCCGAGCGGCGGCTGCGGGCTGACGCCAAAGGCTTGCGCCAGATTATCGACGCCGTCACTCAAAGACGCGACGGCCGATGCTGTATCAGGCGCGGACTGCACTTCCTGCGCCAGATCGCCCAACATGGCGTCATAAGACGCCAGCAGAGACGAAGCGTCGGGCAACGTGTTCGTTTCTTGTTGACTAGTTTGCGTTGCTGTCAACAATGAAAGAAAGAACCGATACCACTCACGACTGATCGCGCCGGTGCGCGGGTCGATAAACTCGACGCGGGGCGGCGTAAGAGCAGTGGGGTTGATAGGTGCCGAAGCCATCAGGCGCGTGTCCCGCTCAGGACTAGTTCCGCCCCCATGATGTAAATGCGGACTGGGTCAGTCCCCGACACCTCATAGACGCGGTCGCGAATTTTCATTGTTGCGCCTAGTCGGCGCCAGATCGTGCGGAAGCCGTACCGGCCAATACGGCCCATCGACTTCCAGTGCTCGTTCGACCAAGTGTGGCCGCCGTCATCTGACCAGCGCAGCATGACTTGCGGATCGCTGCCCTGCCCAGTGTTAAGGCCGACACCCGTCTCGCAGTCGAGTTGCATACCGTGTTGAACTGTGCGCGTCAGGTTGTTCGCGCCCGTCGGCAGCGCACGCCACGACCGAAGCCATTTCTGCGTCTCCCCATCGTCGGCGTACACATCCAGATCAAACTTGTAGATTTTGCCGTTCTGGTAATCGCCGATGACGGTCTCGCCGTTGAAGAACATCTGCGAGTTGCCGCGGTGCCGGTTAAGCTGGCCGTTAGAAAATGACGCGCGCTCATGCCACGCGCCGGTCGCCACGTCGAACACCCAAGTCGTGTTGGCGCTGGGGAAGTTCAGCACGTAGAAGCTATGGCCGTCCTGCTGGTAAGTGTAGCCAACCGCGTCCGACAAATCGGTGTATTGCTGAAGCTGCCATTCGATAGCGTGCGTCGAGATGCGCTGGCCCATGTAACCGGACGCACGGAAAACCATCCCTTGACCGCGGGCGTCTTTGCCAAGCCAGTAAATCTGGTTGTCCATCTTGGCGATGGAGTAGGGCGCCGCGCAGCCCAGTTCGTTGTACGCGCCCTGAATGCGCGCCAGCGGAAAGTCGAGCGTGCCGGCGTTATACCAGACTTCGGCCGAGTTGGTGCCGTAGACCCAAACTTCGCGGTGATCGACGAAAATCGCCACGACGTTATCGGGATTGCCTTCGGCGCTGGCAAAATCCAGCGGGTCAACGCTAGTGCCGTCAAGCAGTTGCGTCACCCAAATCTTCTGGCTGTTCGGTTCGTTGAACACAAAGTAGCCGTCAAGGTAGCCAACTGTGCCCGCTCCGGGGAAATCCGGGTCGGTGATCTGCTGGAACACGTCGGTGGCCGAATTGTAAATGTAACCGTCCGGGTTGGCGGCGATAAAAAGCTGCGTCCCGTTGTCAGCCATGCTGACCGGCCCTGCGCCACCAACAGACCCTTTGGCCGTCGCGTTCCAGTTCGTGTCGATCTGGTACAGTGTGTTTCCGGACACGGCATAGCCGCGGCCGCCAAACTGCCAAAGGCCGCGGATGGGGCCAGTGCCAGCCGTCAGCAGCCGCACCAAGCCGGGGGCGCGCTGAAGGAAAGCAGGCTCCTTGCCGCCCTCCGGAACAATTTCCGGGAACAGGTTGACCATGCGGTTGTCGGCGGCGTTGACGCTGCGAGCGACATACGCCGACCCGAGGATCGGCGTCTTCATCAGTAGTTCCCGGCGTAGATGTTGAACCGCTGACGGGTCGCCACGATGCTGTACGGCATCGACATAATGTCGTCAGGGTTGTTGATCCGCTTGAGGTTGCGCTTGCTGGTCATAGCGATGCGCTGCACCTGCGGCGTCGGCTCCATGCCAAACTCGGGCGCCATTTCGGTGGCCAAGTTGTAGCGGAAAGCGCGCAGGTAGCCCGGCGGAAAATGAAGCTGCGTGGAAAGGTTCGCAGGCTTGGTCAGTTCCTCGACGGAAATGAAGTGCCATTCCAGATCGCGCGTCGGGCGCGGGTAGACGTACATCTCCACGTCAGGGAACGTGTTGTTGACAAAGATCACCTGCGGGTACGTCGAGGTCACGGTTTTGACCGCGATCCCGTTGTACTGCTGCTGGTTGATGAACTTGATGCCGTAGCTGACGCCGGTGCCGGGGTCTTTAAAATAGGTGCTATCATCGAGCAGCACGGGACGGTTGCCGACAAAGTTGCCGGTCGGCCCGAGCGTGCGCGAAAGCTGACCAGCCGGCCAAGTGAACACCTGATCCTGCGTCGCGAACACGGACAGACGTTCCGTGTTCCAACTGTCGATCATTTGGTTCATAGCGTTCAGAGCGTCCTGAGACGTTTCGGCCGAAGGCACTTCACCTTCGGCCAGAACGCCTAGAAGCCTGAGCGAACCATTGATGATGTCGCCGGCCGTGGTCATTGCTTAGTCTTCCTGCGATGCGCGTCGGCGTCCACGGCGCTTGGGTGCCGCCAATTCGTTCACGACTTCGACAGGCTCGGCTTCCGCCGCTTCCTCGTCGTCCTCGTCAACGTCCGCCACAGCAGGCGTGCTGACATCATAGCGCTCCCAGCCGTGCATTTCATCTGAAATCGCTTCATGCTCGCTGATAGCGACCTTAGCGCCGTGCACAGGGTGAACCAAATAGATGACTGACATACGTACCTCGTAAAAATGGACGGCCCGAAGGCCGCCCACTAGGTTAGGTGATCGCCATGAACTGCCACTCGGTGCCGTCCGAGTAAAACAGCTTGCCGATGCCAGTCGCGTTAGTTGTGATGCCCAGCGAACCGGCGGGTGCGTTAGTGAGGGTGGTGCCGGCCGTGATGGCAGTGCTCAGGATGTAGACGCCAGCATTCGCGTTGGCGGCTACGACGCCCGAAGACGCCGACGAAGTCACAGTGTTAGCAGTGACAGCGCCAGTGACGGTTACGCTCTCGAACTCCGGGTCAGCGTAGGCGACGCCAATAGCCTTGGTATTAGGCATTTCGTTTCTCCTTAAAAGGCTGCCCCGGCCGAAGCCGGGGCGAACCGATTAGTTGGCGATGCGGTACAGGGTGTAGGTGCCGTCGCCGGTCTTGACGGCGCGGAAACGAACAGCCTTGGCGGCTTCGCCAGTGCCCACGCCGACCAGCGTCCAGCCCGTACCGGCCGTCAGCGTACCGACGCCGGTGCTGGTGCAAACCAGCGAGAAGTCGAAGCACGAACCGACCTTGGCGCTGCTGATGCGAGCGTCAACGCCGGTCGCGCCGGTGACTGCCGGAAGAGCAAGGTTGTTGTTGCCGCTGGCGGTGTAGACGACCAGACCCTGCTCAAGATCAAGCGGGGTCAGCGTCGCCGCTGCGGTGTAGGCCACCGGAATGGCCTGCACGCCAAGAGTGGCTTCGTTGAGGTTGCCATCGCCGACCTGATAACCGCCGGCACCGTTAGGAAGAGCCATGATAATATCCTTTCAAATGGTGTGCCCCCGGCCGAAGCCGGGGGCGGGTTTCAGGTTAGCCCCAGAGACGGCAAGCCATCTGCGGACGGATGGTGCTGTAGCCGTACAGCACGTCGATACGGCAGGGCATACGGTCGTTGTTGATGTCGTACTGACGAACAACGCGCAGGCTGATGCCGTTGTGGACGGCACGCGACGCCATATCGACACCCTGCGGGAGCAGGAGGTCGGCGGTGGCGAAGGTGATGGCGTCCTTGTGGTACACGAGGTTCTGCGCGTACTGGCCGCCCGAGGCGCCCACGAACACGACAGCTTCCCCGCTGGCCGGCAGCGACGAGACGGTGGCAAGCGCGTGACCGGCCGAGTAAATCGGAGCCACGGTGATGTTGCCTTCGCCCGACGACCCCAGAGTCACGTCGGCGAGAGCGACGAACTGGAACAGCGAGCCGGTGCTTTCACGGGTCTGCGGGTTGACAGCGAAGCAGCCGTTGACGGTGAACACGTCGCCAGCCTTGACGGTGTCGCCGTTACCAGCGCCGGTGATAGCGATGGTGTCAGCGCCTTCGGTCGTCACAGACGCCGAGAGGGTGCCGCCGACAGCGTCGCGGGTGCCGCAGGTGAACTGCTTGATCGACTGCGACATGTTGATTTCGTCGAAGCCGAGCACGCCGGTGCCCATCAGGCCGTTCTTGAACTGCTTGCTGATGGTGTCGGTGGGGTTGAAGAGACCCTTCATGCCCTCGACCAGACCAGCGTTGGCAGCCGGGTTAACGGTCGCGTAGCGCGGCGACATCACAGCAGCGTTTTCGTTCAGCTTCTGCTGGGCAGCCAGCAGCACGGCCGAGGTCGCCGGGGTGATGCCCGGAGTACCGACCGAGTTACCGATGGTCTTGAACGAGTTGGCAGTGTCCGCATCGATGCTGGACGCAAGCTGCGAAATACGCGGCTTGAGAACGCGCTCGGCAAAGTCGTCAAGCTGCATGGTCAGTTCGGCGGTGGTGAAGTTCACGCCGATGTGCTTCTGCGAAGCAACGGTCAGGGTGGTGAACTGCTCGTTGTCGTCCTGCACCTGAAGGGCCGCGCCGTCGGTGACGAGAGCGCGGTCAGGCAGACGGATGCGCAGGGTCGAGCCGATCTTGGCGCCTTCCACTGCGAAGCTGTCGTCGTACTGACGGTTGACGTTGCGGGTGAGCACGAGGTTGTTCTCGAGGATTTCGAGAGCCTTCCGCGTGATCATGTCGATAGTAAGAATGCTGTTGGACATGGTCGTATTCCCAAATTAGCGGTTGCGTTGTGCCTCGTACTTCTTGATCTGCCGCAGCCGTTCCGCTTCGATCCATTCCGACGTGCTCATCGACTTGGTCGAGCGAGGGTCGGTGGTGTCATACCGCGGCGCCCCATTGGAGCGAGCCGTGACAGGAGCAATCGGTGCCGGGGCGTTGGAGGTTTTCTTGACCAAAGGTTCGGCGGCGAGCCTCGCTTCGATCTTTCCAATTTCCCGAGCCTGCAAGATAGGGTCAAGACGCGAAATGCGTGCGGCTTCGCTCGGAGTGCTCCCTAGGTGGTATAACACGTCGGGGCCGATCTCAGACGCTTGGATTGCCCGAGCCATCGCTTCCGTCACGGGGAGGTTTGGGTTGTAGGCGACTTGTTCAAAGTCGTCATACCTGTCCCGCGCCACCTCTTCACGGTCGTGATAGGCTTCGAGATACGCGCGCTGCTGCTGTTCCGCTTCGCGGCGAGCCAGCAATTCTTGAGCCTTACGCTCGGCCAAAGCCTCTGCGTAATCCTCATAGGTCTCAAACTGCTCCGGGGCGATGTCGGTCGGCTGTTGCCGAGCCTGCTGCTCCGCAAGACGTTGAGCCTGTTCGCGTTCCCACTTGCGCTGCTCTCTTGCAAGACGCTTGCCGACAATGGCGTCAAGTTCTTCCTGAGTGAAAGTCTTGGACGCTTCCTGTTCGACAGGCTGCTCTTCCGGCGTTTCGGTTTCTACGGGTTCTGGAGCCGCCGTGGTTTCCAGTTCCGGCGCGGGCACATCCGCTAGTTCAGGAGCATTATCGCTCATTTGGTTTTGACCTTTCCAGTCACCTGATGATCCGCATCAGTACGGTTATCGGCCAGACTACAACATTTGTTGCGGGCTGGCAATCTCGCGTCTATTTTAACGTGCTTTGCGTCATGCCGCGGGGGCGGCTTTTTCAAAAATCTCACATTTTATCTGGTTGTTTTCGCGCCACACACGCCATTTGCCCGGCGCGCAAATACGTTGCGCCTTATGTTGGCTGACTTCCAAAACGGCGAGCATAAAATCAATCATCGCAACGCAATCTGCAAAAGGCCACTGTTAGTGCAGATCAACCCAAGCGCCGGCGGCGCGGACTTGAAGTTTGTCGGTGGTGGTGTTGTACAGCATCAGACCATTGGGGGGCGTAGCGATAAGATCGCGCTGCGCCTCAGTCATGCGAGGAGGCAAAAAGCCGCTCGTAGTAGATGTTACATCAAGCTGCGCGGCGGCGTTCGGTGACGCTGTTCCAATCCCAACGGCACCCGTGCTTGTGACGCGCACGCGTTCGGCGGAGTTTGTCCGAACCGTGATGGTGTTCGCGTCAACTCCCGTGACGCCGGAAGTGCTAGATGTGTTGTAGGTGGTGGCCGTAGTGCTGGTGTTAATAGTGCCGACGCTCACCCCGTTGTTTACGAAGTTTATGTGGGTTTGTGAAGCCCCCGAAGCTCTGCGGGATACAATCGCGCTAGTAGTTCCAGATACTACCAGCCCATCCAGCGTACTGGTAGTAGACGCGCTAGTGGTCGCCACCAACATACTGCCCACGCTTGTGACGCGCACGCGTTCGGTGCCGCCGGTCGATACCGCTAAGGTATCTGCGGCGGGAGACCACATTCCGGTGTTGAGGTCGCCCGTAAAGGTGTAGGACGGCGTGCCAGCCGCGCCGAGGCCGTTAGCTACTGACGTAGCGCTGACGCCGCGCCCCGCGGTCAGGTTGCTCACGCTAACCTGAACAGTAGCGCCGGTCTGAACGATAGGCAGCGTTTCGCTACCGGCCAAGGGCGTCGAAGCCAGCGCAAGTTCAGAAATTTTCTTATCAGCCATAGCCCAGTCTTTCGGTCAAAGTTAATCCAAAAGCAGTTTGTCGCCGTTTTCTTGGACAAGAAAATCGCCATCTTCGGCTAAAAGATAGCCTTCAAAAATTAACGCGGCCACGTTGTAGGCAAGAGAAACAACCCTTCCCACACCTATTGATACACCGTTGCGCAAGGCGACGCCGAAACTCACAGATCAGTTCCGGTTGATCGGCTTGCAGTAAATGGTTCCGTCAGCCGTGACGCGGATCGCGCTTACGCGCCACGGGGCGCCCGACGAACTTACATCTAGCACAAACGGGATCGGCGTGAACGGCGGGATCGGTGTGCTGGCAGTGGTCGCCACGGCGCCGACGCCGACTTCGACGTAGCAAGCCTGATCCGACCAAACCAGCACGCCCTGCGGGCCGGGCGCCCATGCGGTCGTATTGCCTGCGGTGCCCGTGTAGGCCACGCTATAGGACGGGTATGCGGTTTGATCGCAGGGATTAAGCAGTTCCATAGGTCAGCCTCACGCCAAAAATTTGAGTTTATACAGGGTGCTGTAATACAGCCCGAAAATCTCGTCGATGATGTTCTGGATCGGTGTGCAATCCTTATCGACTACTTTATACCGCATTTCCATGAGGTCGTCCACTTGACCCTCAAGGAACTCGACCACGTTGTTGGTCTTCTTGGCCGACATGAGCGAGATCGGGCCGATCAGGCCATATTTGCCCTGATAGGCTTCGGCAAACTTGTCCGCGAGGTCGATAATCCCCTCGTAGAACTTACCTAGCGCCTTGTGCTTGGCGTAGCTGCGCGTGTTCAGGTGCGCGCTGTGCGTCACATCGCGGGCCAGAAACAGCATTCCGACAAAATCAGCGCACTTCATCAGATCATTCCTTCAGGGGGCATTTCAGGCGGCATTTCGCCTTCCATTGGCATTTGCGGCTGCATCGGCATTTCCGGCGGCATTTCCTGTTCCATCGGCATCTCGCGCATCTCAGGCGCACCGTCGATCAGGTCGCCCGTGTCGAGCGCCGCGGCAATGGTGCCCATGACGATGTCTTGAATTTGCTCGGGCGTCATGGATTGCTGAACGGCGGCGATGCGCTTGGTTTCGGCGTTGTAGGCGTCGATTTCCGACTTGTAGCGGTCGATCTCGACCTTCTGCTGCTCGGTGCTGTCCTGAATGTTTTGCAGGATGTCCGTGACGCGGTTCAACTCCTGCGTCATGGCTTCGATCTGCTGCTGTGCGGCCATCATTTCGGGCGACTGATCGCCTTCGGACAGCACCTTGGGGTCCAAAATCTTCTTGAACCGCGCGGCCATCTCCTGCGCGCCGGGCCAGTCCATGTTCTTGATGAACAGATCGCCCGCCACAGTCCAGAGCGCAGGGTTGGCCTGCAAAATCTGGCTCATGGCTTCGAGGGCTTCCTGACGCTTCGTCATGTAGCCGGGGCCAGTCGTGACCATCACGTCGTAGGTGCCGACGCCGGGGTTGTAGATTTTTTCGATCAGCGCGCCCGTTTGCATGTCCCGGACTTCCTTGACGGGTTCCGGCTGCATGGGGTTAAACTTGACCATATCGACTTCGCCATCGACCCCGATGATGCGGGCGATGCGCTGGGTGTCGTAAATCTTCGGGATGATGTCCACGATCTGACGAGTCAGGTGGCGGATCGCGCGGGCCAGATTGTCCACGTAGTGATAGGTGCCGGTGTCGCCCTGCTTTTCGCGGGCTACGATGGCCTTGGCGGACCGCTCGTTGCCGCCGATGCCCAGCGAGGCGTCATACTGGCCGGTGGTGCCCTTGATGTCTTCAGCAGCCCCCATCTTGGCTTGGATCAGGCCAGTCTGGGGCAACGGCGGCGGCGCGCGTTGCGGGAGAGGGAGGACGTTACCCGCGCCATCCGTCACGTCGGGATTGACCTCCAGATACGGCCAGTTGGTCGTATTGGCGGTCTTCCACTGCATCTCATACCCTTCGAACTGGCCGCCATAGCCAATGAAGGGTGCCTTGGGCGCCAGCGCGAGCATTTCTGCCTCTTGGCTGGTCCAATAGTTGTACATGCGCTGCGCGTCCTTGGCGTTGCGCACGAGGCCGGAGATGTACAGACGGCCTTCCACTTCCCACTCGTTCCCGATGACGCGAACGACGGGTATCCACTTGCCGGGCCACTCTCGCTCTTCGAGAATGTCGAACCCGTTGGTCTTCATCCACATGACCTTCTTGCGGTCTACCTCACGGCTGCGGATGGGTTTGCCGAACATGCCAGACAGCATCTTGTCCTGCGGGGTGCCGCGGAACGCAGTCTGGTTGTCCGGGTAAAGGTGGAGCGTGGCGCGCTCGGTCTGGTAGTAGAAATACTCCGCGATGCGGATGGTGTCTTCCACCAGCCACTGCGCCATGCTTTCGTTACCGACGCCCTGCGCCATCAGCGTGCTGATCGGCGTGGCGTCCGGGAACATCTCTTCGTATTCGGTCTTGAGGATGTCCTCAGTGATGAAGCACCACTTGGCGTCCGCACCGCACGGGTCTTGGATCGTGGGGTCCATGTAGACGCTGAAGGCGTTGCGCACGCGGCCGATCTTGATGTCCTGATCGAACGTCTCGTCGTTGCAGTACTCGGTCAGCAGGCGGATGTAGCCTTCGCCGTACGTGACCTGATTGTCGCAGGCCGTGTCGTAGGCCACGTCGGCGTCCGACATGTACTCGATGTGGCGCACCACACCGTTGAAAATCTCGGCAACCTGCACGTCAGCGTTGTCGTCGGCCGGGATGACCTTGCCGGAGGGGCGGTTCTGACGCTGCTCGTTCGTCACCATGCGAACGTGCTGCGGCAGCTTGTTGATCGTGAGGCACGGGCGTGCGTTGATCGTCTGGCCCTGCACGGCCCCGCGGGTCTGAAGCACGTCGGCGGGCCATTGCCACTGGTTGTCGGGCGAGCCTGCCATAAAGCGCAGGTCGTCCAACTCGTCCTCGCGGCTGTCAGAATACGCAGCCATCGCCATCTGGAGACGGCTGCGCATGGTCGCCATCTTGTCGTCGTCACCCGACGATTTGGCAGGGTTAGACCCTATATTGGCGACCTTACCCGCCGTATTGATGCCCGTAGGGTCCGCCATGATGTTACTTTTTGCCCTTCTTGGCCGCTTGGCGCTTCACCGAATAGGCGATGGCCACGGCCTGCTTCTGCGGCTTTCCAGCCTTGATTTCGGCCTTAATGTTCTTGCGAAACGCCGATTTGCTGGTGGATTTGACGAGAGGCATCTTACTTCTTCTTCATCGGCGTGGTGCGCTCGCGCACGGTGGTGCGAATGATCTGCGCTTCGCGGGCCTGCGCGCGGTTGGCGCGGTCGATAGCCGCGGCTTCAGCAGCCGTAGCCTTCAGCTTGGCGGCCGGCTTCTTGGCGCCGACGCCCATCATGCGGGCCTCGCGGGCTTCCATCGCCTGAGCGCGGTTGGCGCGGTCGATGGCCGAGTTAGCGGCCTTAGCGGTTGCCTTAGCGGCTACTGGCTTGGCAGCCGCTTTCAGGCGCATAGCGGCCGCATTTTGCGACGGCAGCTTGGGCTTGTCGAGACGGACACGCATGAACGGCTTGGCCATTTATTTGCCTTTCTTGGTGGGTTTTTTGGCGGTTTTGGCGCTTTCGCGGAACGCCTTGGCGGTGGGGGCGCCTTTTGTGCCCGGTTTGCGCATTTTTTCGCCCGATCCGGCGGCAATTCTGGCGCGCTTTTTGTGAATATTGGCGTAAAGACCCGGCTTCATGAGCATTTCCACCGCTTGAGGCTGGCACGGGCGCGTTCGCCGTCCTTGGCCTTGGCTGCAACGGCGCCCATACGGGCGCAAAACGACTTTTTACGGGCCGCGTCGGCCTTGGTCTTAGGGTTGGGCGCCGGCGCCTTCAGTTTGCTGCCCGTGGCGGCGTTATACTTGGCCCGGCCCTTGGCCGTCAGCCCCGCGCCCTTGGATGCGGGCAGCTTTTCGCCGCGCCCGACGGCCAGCGACACTGACTTGCGCTTGTCGGCCATGCTTAACTGCCCATCCAGCTAGTAGATACACCGGCCGAAGAATACCCTCGCATGGGCTTTCTGTCAACGCGGTCGGCGCGGGACTCGCGTGAGGCTACCGGGAAGGCGAATGTGAGGGCTATGGCGTCGGCCGCGTCAGGCGAGGCCAGCCCGCGCGACTTCATGTCCTTCTTGCTTTCGAGGAACAGCGTGCCCTTGCTGTCGGGCTTGACGCGTGGGCCGATCAGGTCGGTCTTCAGGAAGCGATCCTCGGGGATCGAGGCGTCCTTGAGCCAGTCGCGCATGGCGCCCCACATCTCGGCGCGCTTGTTGCCGTACATGAGTTGCTTCTGCGCCTTGTTGCCGAAGTTGACGCCCCTGATCTTGTACCGCTGCTCCTTGAGACGGTCCACGACGCCCGCCCCCAGACCGCCTTCGTCGATGCACACGAGCGCTGGTTTGTACTCCTCGATGGCGTCGATGACGTGCCCGACCACTTCCATCGTGTCCGCGCCCCGGTGCCGCTTGAGCGCAATGATGTCGCGCCCCTGCCGTATGGCGATGACGGTGGCGTCCGACCCGAACCGCGCCGGATCGACGCCGATGGTGATGGGCGCGGTCTCGTCCTTGTGCTTGGGCCGGCGCATGGCGTCGTCCACTAAGGAGACGCCGATGAACTGGTCGTCGCCTTCGCTCGGGAAGGCGCCGTAGACCTCGACGTTGGCCTGATAGCTGTCCGCGCCGTATTCGTCGATGATGCGCTGGTAGAGGTTCTTGTCGGTGCCCTCGACATCGCGCGCGTCGATGTTGCGTGTGCGCCAGAAGTTGCGCTTGGAGTTGAACGTCTCGTAGAAATACCCGGTGTTGCGGCGAGGGTTGGAGAACGCCAGATGGAAGCGGTGCGGCGTGTTCTCGGTGAAAAAGCCGTCCGCCACCGACCAAATCGAGTCGGGGATACCGCTGGCTTCGTCGAACACCAGCATGACGCCGTCGTGGTTGTGCAGACCGGCGTATGCGTCGGGGTTCTCTTCCGACCACAGCCGCCCTTCGATGGACCAGTAGCGCGTGCCTTTCTTGAGGTCTTTCTCGACGATCTCCGTCAGCCACTTGGCCGGCATGATGCGCGTCGCGGCGATCTCGAACCAGTGGCTGTTAAGCGACATGGCCAGCCACTTGGTGATTTCCGCCCATGTGACTGAGCGTAGCTGCGCCTCGGAGTTGGCCGACACGATGACCGACCCGCCGATGCGCGTGGACAGCATCCAGATCACTAGCCACGAGACCAGCGCCGACTTGCCGATCCCGCGTCCGGATGCCACGGCCATGCGGAAGGTCTCGAAGTCGATGCGGCCGTGGTTCGCTTTGATGTGGTCGCGCAGGTCGGCGAGTATCTGTCGCTGCCATTTGCGCGGGCCGTCGAAGCGCTCCAGCGGTGTACCCGCTTCGCGCCACGGGAAGGCGAGCAAGACGAAGGCTAATGGATCATCCTTGATCGTCGGCGACCACAGCCGCGCCATGATCTCCATCTCGTCTTGCGCTGAGTACTGGGGTTGCTGCACTGCTGTTGTCCTCTAGCTGGGGCACGTCTTCGTACAGCCCCTCAATGACGCGGGTCTGCGCCCGCTCCAGCGCGCCAAGCACGCTGATCTGCTGGTCGATGTTAACGTCAACCTGCTGCTTGGCGACCCACCCATGCTGGTGCCGCAGGATGTCGAGCGCGGCCTTGGCGTCGCCGTCAGCCGCCGCCTCATGCAGCGTCTTGGCCGCCATCCACTCGCCGTCAGCGCGGCCCTTGAGTTCCGCCATCTCAACCAGCGGGTCAAACTCTTGCAGCCGGCGATACTGCGCCGGGGTGAGGCCGGCGCGCAGCGCAAGGCTGTCGCCCTTGAGGCCAAACTTAGCCGCCTCATAGATGGCTTCCAGACGCGCCTCAGTGGCTTCGACGCGCTCGGGCGTGAATGGCAGTGAGTAGAAGGTCATGACCGCACGATAATATGTTTCGTGCACTAGGGCAAGTGCCGGACGGCGCCCCCGATTGCGCCGCCCGGCCCCCCGACATGGATGCGCTGGAGCGTCGCACCATGTTGCTCCTATACCGTAAAGCCATGCGACCTGTCGGGATGGGACAAAAAAAATAAAAAATAAAAAATAAAAAAATTGTTTGCGGACCGTGCCCGTGACAGTCACGCCCTCGTCGGCCCCCCGGGGGGGTGTCGGATGCTGCGTTGCAGCAAAAAGCGCTGCGCTGCGCGGCGCTGGCTTTGACCTTTCGGCTGGGCAGTCTGGGCAATCTGGGCGTGACCTTTTCGGCTGGCGCGGATGCGCGCGCCCATTGCGCAAACGCCCGGGCGACTGCGCAATAATATTTCAATAAGGAACAGAACGCGAACGTAATGCGTAGCCGTGGCGACCGAACTCGAACCGGTTTCGGTTCGTCTGCGCTGGGTTGGGGCTGGGCAATCCATTTTGCAGAATGACCCAGCGTTTTCCGTAGCGTTGCCAAAGGGATACGGGGTAGATTGGCAATCTAGGTCATCTGATTGCGCCCACCTCATTATAATATACGCTACTTAAGAACCATTCTTAACAACTATACAATCTCTGGGTTGTTATCTTTCTAATGACCCAGATAGCCAATGTTATAGCTAAGCCGTTGCGACGCCGCGCATTTTCTCTGGGTCATCGCCCGTATTTTCATGACCCAGAATTCTACCCAGCACTACCCAGAATGTAACACTTTCGGTTGCACTACTTACACTCGTGTAAGTAACGACATAAAATCTGCGACATTTCTGGGTCATTTGGCTTTTCACGCATTTTGTCACACTTTTTATGTTGACAGGGTGCATTTGAGGGTTCATTAGAAGGTTCATCAACAAGGAGCAAACAGACGATGCCCTTTGAAGCCTTCATCATCCTTGTGGTCGCAGCGATGTGTTTCGTCGCCGCGTATCGCACCAACTAACCCCAACACAGGAGCAACAGACCATGACTGACACCACCACACTCGAATACGTCAATGGCGTCCCCGCGCTTTGCGATCGCTGCAATAGCTGGATCATCGCTGACAACGGCACAGCCGTGCTCGAAACGTGGGACCGCGCATTCGCGGAACGGATCGCCAGCCGCAACACGCCGGGCGTTGAAATCTACACCTCGCTGCAATGGTTGCAGCATTTCAACGCAACCCTGCGCCAACCCCTAGCCTGACACCAACACCAACAGGAGAGCACACCCATGCACACCTACATCGTCACGCTATGGAACGCCGAGGATGGCGAGCATTACCTAGCCGCCGACGGGCGCACCACCACCTGCGAAGCGTGCGCTGCGCGCTTCACGGACATTCACCACGCCGAAACGGCCGCCGCGCGTATCGTGCGCGACGGCTGGGCCTACGCAATAGAAGAGGATGAACTGTAATGACGGATAACATGAACCCGAGCACCGACCGCGCCGCCATGATCGACGATATCATAGATCAATGGATGGATGTGCTGACTAGCGATGATCTGGAAGACCTCGCCGCTGAAGCGCTGCGCAAGCGCTACGACAAATGGAACGATAACGAACTGATCGAAGAATATCTCGGCATGATCGCCGGGCGCATACCCAACCCAACGCTTTAACATTCACCACCGGGAGCAAACAGCATGGCCGACAATAAACAGCTAAAGCTATACGTCGAAGTGGCGCGCTTGCAGGCGGACGCATTGACCGACCTGTTCACCGCGCTGGATGACCTCGCCACATGGACGCACGCGCTCGCCGTGCATGGCTACGCACCGCCGAGCGCTTGGCGCTTGTTGGACAAACTGCACGCACAAGCGGACGCCGCGCTTAACAAAGCACAAGGAATTCCCAATGACTGACACTGACGCACACGCCCAACGCGTCTACCTCGCGGGCGAGGCGCTCAACGCCTACTGCAACGCCCGTGGAACGCTCAACGCGCCTGATGAGGACATCACCGACCTGATCACCGACCTGTTGCACCTGCTCGACACCTACGAGGGACAGGCGAGCGTTTCGCTCGTGCTCGACATGGTCAAAAGCCATTATGAAGAGGAAACCGACGCATGACCTACAACCCAACCCATGACCGCACCGATTGGCGCGCGCTCTCGACCCGCACACTGATCGAAGCCGCGCGGGACTGCCCGCACGAACTGGCCATCGCCCTAGGCGAACGGCTGGAAGAACTCGAAAACGCTGAGGCCGAGAATGCCGACCTGCGCGCGACAGTCGATGAACTGGACGCGCGTGTGGATGTGCTGATGGCCGACCTGAAGGCGTTCTATGACGCCGAGGCCGATGCGTGATGGCCGTAGTGTTTGCGCTGGCGCTGGCAGCGCTGGCGCTCATTCTGGAGGATTTGGGCTAATGTCCCACGAACCTTTTGACCGAGAGGCCAGCATCGCTTGGGCCGTCATTCTCTGCCTGCTGGGCGCGTATCTGATCGCGCTGGGGGCACTCATCGTATGGAGCCTGACATGACCGACAACCGAATTGTTCGTTTTACCGTCGGCATGAGTGTTTGGCTTTTGGCCCATCTGTTTTGCACCAAGGCGTTCGGATGGTCGCTGCGCGACACTGCGATTGTCGAAGCGATGGTCTGGGGCCTTACCTGCGTGGTTCTGGCCCGCAAAGGAGGCGACCAGTGATCCCCGACCGCTACCTAGCCGAGTGGGCCGAGCGGCAAGCCGACTACATGGCCGAGATACGCCGCCGCGCATGGATGCGTGAGCATATGGCCGACCTAATAGAAGAGGAAAACGACTGGTGAGTGAGGAACGCACACCCCTCGAACTGGCGATGCTGGCGGCTTGGCTGAATGTCAGGCCCGACCAGTTGCCACCTGAACTGCGCGCACCGTCATGCGCTTACACAATGGCCGCGTGGAAGCGTGTCGGAGAGGCCGCGCTCGAATATCACCGCGCCGCATTAGGAGAGACGAAATGACAGCACCAAAGGTCAACTGGTCGGAGCGTGACGAGAAATACTGGGTATCCAACGGCGATGAAGTGCTGTGGTTTGAACACAGCCTCGACGCGCAACACGCAGCCCGCCAGATTGAGATCGACAACGCCGTGAAGGCCGAGCGTGAAGCCATCATCAAGTGGCTGCGCAAGCACGGCTACAGACAAGTCGCAATGAAGATAGAGAGCAAGGAGCATCTGAAATGAAACTAGACGCCAAACTGCGCCGCTACGCGCGCATGAAACGCGAACTCGCCGCGCTCGAACGCGAGATCAAGCTGGAAGCCGCCGCCGAGGCACGCTCGCAAGGGCTGCTGATGCTGCCCCGCATGGAAGTGCTACTGCGGAGGGTCGCCGCGTGACAAACGTCAAAGACATGACCTTGCGTGACTGGTTCGCCGGTCAAGCCCTCGCGGGCATCGCCGCCACCATGACCGAAGATGATCGTTGCGCTACCGACTGGAGTTTTGAAGCGCACGACGCTTACGACGCGGCCGACGCGATGCTTGCTAGAAGGGCCGAACCATGACCCGTCAACTGAAGCCACACCCGCAGGCCATATGGTGCGACCACTGCCGCGCCGACATCGCCCCGGCAGGTGTGCGCGGCTGCCTGCGCGCCGACTGCCAATCGAAGGACAAGCTGAAGCAGAGGGAGCAAGAGCGATGCGCGATTTCCACTATTTCTGCCGCGTGACCTACACCACGCCTTTCGGCCACCGCCGGACGACCTCAGTGCGTGCCCTCGCGCCTGACCCTGAGCGGGCGGCGACCGTCGCCACGCGGCGCGTCACCCGCGACAAACGCCGCGCAGTCGCGCACATCGACGACATTGAGGTGATCGAACTATGCCCGTAGGACGACCGCCGACCTATCCCTTCAGGCACATGGCCGTGGGTGAGACCGTCACCCTGCCAGCGCCCGACCGCGCCGCCGCCAAGCGCATCTGTAGCAACGCCAGCCAATACGGCGTGAGGCATGGGCGCTTCTACCAGTGCCTGACAGAAAACGGCCAGACGACAGTAACGAGGCTCGTATAAAGAAAAGCCCCCGGCAGTAGTGAGGACTGCCGGGGGCTTTGTGCTGGTGTCAGGAGCAAACTGACCTCAGGTCTTTACCACACCGCCGTCGGAAGGTGCAACATATTCCACCATGCGGCGCAATTCGCTCTTGCTGTGCTTGGTAAGCATGTCCGGCGCGGCGAAGATTTGTTTCTTTGTCGCGTATTCGACCGACGCGATCCGACCGCAGTCGATCCAGCCCGCTTCCTTGAAGGCGTGCAGCAGCGCCGCCTGCGGCACTTTCGTGCCAGCCGGGAGACTGCTGGCGATGGTGTCGCACACCTTGTGGAACGGCCCACCAATAACGCCCCGCGAAAACACGCTCGTGCGCCCGCGCAGCATGTCCACCAGATAGCTCTCGGCAACCGACAGGCCATGCTCGACCATGTTGAGTTTCCATTCCGTCACCGGCGGTGCGCCCGCTGGGTTGAAGCGCGTCACGTCGCGCTGCCACAGCCACGCGGCGACCTTTTCGAAGCCGCCTGACTTATACCACGCCCACAGCGCCGGCCCTGCGTCCTCGGCCATGCGCGGCGCGTGCGACCACAGGCAGAACCAGCGGCGATCCTGCGTCGGTATCGTGATCGGCAACGGGTCGTTGGTAAAGGCAATCACCTGCAAGCGGTTGAGCATCTCGTAAGGGTGCAGCCCCTTGCGGTTGATGGAGATCGTCTCCGGCGGTGCGGCGATGATCGGCTTTAGCTTGTTAGCCAGCGCCCGGCGCTCGCGCGCCTCGGGTTCCTTCAACTCGTTGAGGATGACCACCTCGGCCTCAAGACCATAACCCCACTGGCTGTCCAGACCGCCGGTCTCAATGATCGACCTGTTGTGCTGGTGCGGCCCGCCGATGGCCCACAGGAACGGCGCCCACATGGTGTCCTTGCCGCTGCCCTCGTCGCCGCCGTGCAGCACCGCGTGATTGATCTTCACGTTGGGGTGCTGCACCTTGTAGGCCATAACGTTGAGGACGTGCGCCAACTCTTTATCGTCGGGCACCAGCACGCGGCAGTGGTCAAGCCAGCGCTCCACGTCGGCGTCGGACATCTGATCGGAACCGCTCATGTCGGGGCGATGGTTGACCCACCGATTGCCGTAGACCAGCCCGTCGCGCGTCACCAGCACATCTTCGCCCGGCGCGAACGTCACGCCGATCAGCGCCTTCGCGCCGTATTCCTGCCGCCGCTCGTCGAAATAGGTGGCCGCCTGCACCGGCTTCTTCTTGTTGTGCACCGACCGGCAATCGACGTGGCGGAACAGCGCGTTGAACACACCCCGCGCCACCTCGCGCCGCGTCACCATGTCGAAATAGGCATCGTCCGACTGGACGTAGGCGAACCGATCGAACCACTCCGAACGCTCCAGCCGCCCGGCTTCCTTGCGCTCGACCTCACGGATGCGCGCGGCCGCCTCGTCAGGGAAGGCGTCGGTCGGCTGGATTTTCTCGCTCATCAGGCGCAGCCGCTCGGTCAGCAACTCCTCGCGCAAGCCGGGCGTCACCTTCGGGCCGTCGTTCTCGGCGACCCACTCAAGGAAGGTGCGGCTGTCAATGTGCTGGCAGTGGCCGTGATAGCAGCAGTAGGAGCGATCCAGCGGCTTGTAACGGCCTTCGATGTTGCCGTCCGTATGCTCGGCATGGTTGGGGCAGACCACGCCGCACCAGCCCTCATTGTTGACCTTGGTCAGCACAAGGTTGTTGTCGGACAGCCATTGCAGCACCGTGTCGCCGCCGGTGTCGCGGATGGCGATGCGGCGGAACTCGGCCGTGTCTGGCTCGGCAGGCGTCACGTCCAGCGCTTCGCAAATCTCGGCCAGCGTATACTCGCGGTCAGTGTGGAACTCGACCAGCCGCGCGGGGAACAGGTCACGGCCCTGCTTCAGATTGACGCTGCCGGGGATGCGGCAGTTGCGCACGGCGTTGGTCGCGCCGGGGTCGGTGTAGCCCGCCTCGGCGATGGCCTTGATGGCGGCGGTGAACTCGTGCTTGGTCGGCTGCTGGCTGAAGGCGTAGCCCCACTGGAACGAGCCGGCGCTGGTCTCCATGATCCACGTCGGCGGCAGCGGCGGCTCTTTCGACTTGGTGCCGATGTCGTCCAGCATCATGAACAGGACGTATTCGCAATTCTCAGCCTTCGCGCTTGGCTTGCCGTCCTCGAAGCGGTCAACGACAAACGAGCCGGTGTTCACATACCACGCCTCGCCGTCCTTGATGCGCGCCTTGTCGGGCAGGAACGCGGGGAAGACCGCCTTTGGAGCGCCGTCGCCGTGGTAGATGATGTTGCCCTCACCATCCTTCTTAGGCTTCTGCTTGAGCAGCAGGACGGTCTCGCCGTCCACGTCCGTCAAGCCTGTGATGTAGTCGATAAAGTCTTTGCGATCCTCACTCATCGCGTTTCCCTTCTCACTTGCCATATCTGACCATTGTGGCGACTTCCGCGTTCAGCGGCAGCCCCTTGGCCCATTCCGGCGGTTGACACATGATCTCCACGAGCCGTGCGGCCGCGTCGTCCGCGTCCGCCTCGGGCACTTCCAGCACCACTTCGTCATGCACATGAAGCACCACGTCCAGCCCCTCCTCGTCCAGCCGCTTCAGCGTGTGGCGCAACAGGTCGTTGGCCACGGCTTGCGTAATGTTCTCACAGGCCAGACCGCGCCAGAGACGGGCGCGCGGCCATTCCTTCGCGTCGGCTGACGGCTTCCACGACGCCTTCGCGTAGGTCAGATCGCCCTCGTCATTGAAGCAGGCGAAAGGATAACATAGCACACGTCCGCTCGGCAGGGCATACCATAGATGCTGTTTGTCGAATAAATATGTGACCCGGCCGGCGGTGAACTCGTGACCGGGGTTGCGCATGGCGGCCAGATAGGAATGCTCCAGCTTCGACCAGTAGGGCACCGACCAGCCGTTCGCCCGGCGCCACGCATCGACCATGCGCTTGCTCTCGCTCTCGGACAGGATGATGTTGTAGATGCGGCCCATCGACGCGAAGGCACCCACGCCGCCGGCGAAGCCGCACGCCAACTCTTGCACCTTGCCGATCTGGCGCTGATCCTTGTCAACCTCGGCGTAGGGCACGCGGAAGGTCGCGGCGGCGTTGTGCTTGTAAACGTCCTCGCCCTTGGCGAAGATGTCCAGCTTGGCGCGGCCGCTCTGGCTGTTCGACGCCCACGGCGTCACCCGCGCTTCGATGGCGGCCCAGTCGGCCACGACCAGCACCTTGCCCGGCGCAGCCATCAGCGCGGGGCGCAGCATACCCTTCAGCACGTCCGTCACGCGGGGGCCGAACTTAGGCACGACCTTATGGCCGCGCACCATAGCCTCGCGGGCTAGTGCAGGGTCGTCGGCGCAGCGGCGGGGGAAGTTGTGGACTTGGAGTCCAAATGATGAAGCACGGCCAGTAGCGCTGCCTCCTGCAAATACGAACGCACCTCTAACTCGGCTATCTTCCTCATCAGCCAGCGCCGCCGCACGGCTGAACTTCGCCACAGACGATGCCCACAGGTCGTCTGCGCATTGGATAACGTCTGCCACTTCCGCCGGGACTTCATCCGCGTTTTCCTCCGCCAGCGCCAGCAGGTTGGCGCGCACGTTCTTGTCGATAGATAGCTTGGCTTCGCCGTCCTTGTGAACCGTGGCCAGTCTTAGCGCTTGGGGGCCGACGCGGTCGAGAACCCATTGGCGCATCTTCGGGCTGCGGACCGACGTGATTTCGCCTTCAGTAATTTCACGAACGAGGTCTTGTATCTCGACAGCCTCTTGTTCAGCGTAACGCACCGCCGCCAGAGCCAGAGGTTTATCAAGCAGGACACCGCGGTCGTTGATGCGCTCATTAACATGATAGTCTCGCAACTCATCGGCCGACAACTCCCGCAGTGCCTGACTGATCGCGCGCATGGCGCGGACATCCTGTTCGCAGTATTGGACCATCTCGGCCATCAGGTCTTCGTCCGCGCGGAACGACCCGTCAGCCTGCGGGATGGACAACAGACGAATGAGTTGGTTGCCGCGGTGGTCCTTGCGCATCCCTGCGCCAGCGAAGCGGCCCACGTCCTCTAGGCTGCCCGGCGCGCAGTTGGCGCGGGCCTGCGCAGCGGTGCAGTAGAACTGCTCCAGCTTAAAGTCGCACTGGAGCACATACCAGAAGATCAGGCGCTCGAACGCGGCGTTGTGCGCGCGTATCTGGCCCTTGTGCTTGGCCACGTCCTGCGGGAAAGGCTCGCTAGGGAGCCACGTCCGCACCTCGCCGTCGTCGAACGCGTAGGACATACACAGCACCTCGGTGCTCAGGTCCATCGCGTAGTTGTAGACGCCGCGCTCAGGCAGATTGCACCGGCTGCGCGTCTCGAAATCGATCCAAAGAATAGCCACGGATGCCTCACTCATCCGCTACTCGCCGGGGGCAGAAGGGAAAGACTGCCCCCGGCTTTCGCGCCCCCTTAGACTGTCGCGCGGCGACGACGGCGCGGTGCCTCGTCCGCAGCCACTTCGTCTTCGACAGCAGGGTCAGCTTCGTCCGCAACGGACTCGGCGTCAAGTCCCACCCACTTCACGACCTCGAACACGGGCGTAAAGATGCGGCCATAGGACTTGTGCTGGTAATGCTCCTTCTTGAGACGCACCAGCGGCACGGGATGGTCTTGGTCCTTGTCCACCTGTTCGGCGATGGCAACGGCAAGAGCCTGCACGGCCTTCTTACCGCCGACGGATGTGGCCGAATAACGCGCCTGCATCCCTTCGTCTTCGCCGTTGGTGCACGCCAGCGTCATGCCGACCTGCATCTCCCAGCCGCGCTTCGATGCAGCCGGCGCCGGCTCCAACTCAGGCAGCGGCTCGGCAACGCCGACCATCTTTTCGCCCAGCACTTCGCCTTCGCCCCAGCAGATATAGCCGTGGACGAACGAGAAGGGATTGACGGCCCAGATGCTATCATCTTCGACTTCGGTTTGATCCGCGCCGAACACCCAGTGGCCGGTCTTGTCCATCTTGAGGATGACCATACCGCCTGCGCCCACGCCCACGTCGGCCGCAACCGAACGCAGCGCCGACGACAGCGACTTGACCGACGGCAGGTTCGACCCGCCAAACTTCACGACATCATTCATTGTACTGTACCTTTCTTCTTACTGGATTTTAGCCATAGCCTTCGACAGCATCTGACCGATCTGCAACACCGCCGGCCTCGGATCGCTCTCGGGCGCCAACGTGTTACCTGTGGAGACGGAGACTACGAGGTCATCCGGCAATTCTATCTTGGCCTTCTTGAGCGCCTTCTCGGCCTGCGCCGGCGACAGCGCCTTCGGCTCGGCCCACGCCTCAACGCCGGCGCTCGTCAGGAACGCCACGGCCTTGTCCTCATTGACCCACTGGCGCGTCGCGCGCTTGGGCACCAGCTTGTAGCCGGGCACCGGCTGGCCTTCCTCCAGCAGCCCGTGCGCCAACTGCTGCAAGTCCTTGATGAAGGACTCGACGGTCGGCACCATGTCGAGATAGCGGGCGATCTGCTCATGCGGGAGCGCCTCCAGCTTGGCCTTGACCATACGGTCCACCGCGCCCGTCATCAGCGGGCAGATCGGCTTGGCGGCGCACCAGCGGCAGTGGTCGCCCACCGCCAGCGGCGCGTCAGGCTTGAGAGCGGTCTTGACAGCCGCCACCAGTTCTGTCTCGAACGCCTTGACGCGCTTCGGCGTCGTTACCCAGCGCTTGACGCTCGGCGGCTGGACAATCACCAGTTCGACTTCGTCAACGCCCTCGAACACCCACTTGGTCGCGGGCGTCCGCATGGCCGCCGCGGCGTAGAACAACAGTTGCGGGTTCTCTTCGACGCCGACCGGCACGCCGTCGCCGAACTTCCAGTCCAGCACGATGGCGCGGTTTTCGATGCGGCCCAGCATATCGGTCGAGCCGAACACGTCGGGCAAGAGATCGCCGAAGCCGACACGGCTCTCGACCATGAACTCCATCACGCTATCGGGGTCGATCTGGTCGAGCGCCGCCAGCGCCGGGCGCAGCTTGGCGTCGATCAGGTCTTCGGTCAGGACAACGTCGTTGTGCTTGCGGCCGATATAGCTTTCGATTGTGCCCTTGGCGTCCAACACGTCTGCGATGGCGTCGTGCAGCAGCGTGCCTTCGTCGGCGTAGCTGCTGCTGGGTTGCGGCGGCATCTTGTCCACCAGCGCCACGCTGCCGGGGCAATTGATGACGCGCTTGGCGGTCGAACCGCCGACGATCCTACTGTGCTGCATACTGTACCTCACTTTACTGTCTAGAAGGCCCACACTACACGACACAAAAAGTGAGTCAACTCTTGAAACACAAAAAATTTTGGGATAGGGGTCTCGCATGACCGAAAAGGAAATCGAGACCTATTTTGTGAAGCGCGTGAAGGCGCTGGGCGGTTACGCCTACAAGTTCCGCAGCGTGAGCCAGCGGGGCGTCGCTGACCGCATCGCCTGTATGCCGAACGGCGAGGCGTGGTTCGTGGAGTTGAAGAAGCCCGGCGGCAGGCTGTCTGCCTTGCAGGAAATCTTTGCCGAAGAGATGGCGCACACCCGGCAGCACTACGCCTGCCTGTGGTCGAAGGAACAGGTGGACGAATGGTGCAGCCGCTTCGCCTGAGACCCTACCAAGAGGACGCGGCCGACTTCCTGTACGAGCGGGACCGCGCCATGATCCTCGCGCCGGTCGGCGCGGGCAAGACGGCCATCACCCTGACAGCTATGAAGGCGATGCTTGATGACGGACATGTCAAGCGGTGGCTCGTGCTTGCGCCAAAGCGTGTGTGCACCGACGTATGGCCTGTCGAGCAGCCCAAGTGGGCTGCGGGAGTTACTCTGCGAGTTGCAGTCGGAACCCCCACCGAGCGTACCGCAGCTTGGAACAGCGACGCTCAGGTTATCGTCACGAATTACGATAACCTTCAGACCCTGTCCGACCTGTCCGCTTTCGACGGGATCGTCTTTGACGAACTCACACGCCTGAAGAACCCCGGCGGCAAGCGCTTCAAGGCGCTGGAGAAGCTGATCGCGCCGGTGCGTGTGCGCTGGGGACTGACCGGGTCGTTCACGTCGAACGGCCTTGAGGACGTGTTCGGCCAGTGCAAGATCGTCGATCAGACGCTGCTGGGCCGCGCCAAGGGCGCCTTCATGCAGCAATACTTCATCTGCATCAACCGCGACTTCGGCCAGTGGGTGCCTGCCCACGGCGCGCTGGAGCAGGTGATGGAGCGCATCCGCCCGGCGACCTATGTGCTGGAGCCGGGCGAGTACAAGGACAAGCTGCCGCCGTGCCACGTCAACGAGGTGCGCACGGCGCTGGCCGACCGCACGCCCTACGACGAGATGAAGCGGGAATACGTGACGCGCTTCGGCGAAGAACGCATCATCGCCCAGAACGCCGGGGCCGTGACGAGCAAGCTACAGCAGATGGCCAGCGGCTTTGCCTACAACCGCGGCGCGGCGCAGGAGTCGATCTGGTTCAGCAGCCACAAGTTCGACCGGCTGGAAGAACTGCTGGCCGAGAACCAGCGGGCGAACACCATCGTCGCCTACAGCTACCTTGAGGAACTGGCCGAACTCAAGCGCCGCTTCCCGCACGCGCAGACGATGGACGACGACGGCGTGATCGAACGCTGGAACCGCGGCGAGGTCGAGTTGCTGTTGGTTCACCCCAAGTCGGCCGGCCACGGCCTCAACCTCCAGCACGGCGGCTGCCACATGGTGTTCCTGTCGCTGCCGTGGTCGCTAGAACTTTACGAACAAACCGTTGGGCGCCTGCACCGCAGTGGGCAGACGCGCGACGTTTGGGTCTACGTCATGCTGACGGACAACACCATCGACGAACGCATCTGGGCGGCGCTGCACGACAAGCGCGCCGTGTCAGACGTAGCACTAGAGGAACTGAAGAATGGCTAAGGTGCCGTGGCAGACGATTGCCGTAAAGCTACCCGAGTATGACGAGCCGACGCTGGAGCGGATGCTCGACGACGAAATCAACAAGCACAAGCGCGTCGCCATCGCCAAGCGGCTGCACCAGCGGCTGTCGAAGCTGCGGACGATGCGTGAGCGGGAGGAACTGGTGGAAAGGATGGGGTTGTGACGGACACGATCAACTTGCGGCCGGAAGTGCGTTTCGCGGATGCTGACATGGTCAACAGCCCGCCGCACTATCAGACCGGCGGCATTGAAGCCATCGACTACATTCAGGCCAAGCTGACGCCGGAAGAGTTTGCCGGCTATTGCCGCGGGAATGCGTTGAAGTACCTAAGCCGCGCCGGGCACAAGGACGCCACGGCGCAGGAGGTCGGCAAGGCTATTTGGTATCTGGAGCGCTGGAAGGGCAGTCTGGAGGCGAGCCGCACAGGCACGCCCACACCGAATTATGCTGCTCAATCTGCGCCACCGTCGCCGGCCGGTCGATCCGGCTATCGTAGCGAATGGGATTTGCCAGCAGGCAGTAAGAGTTAGTCGCCGGCGGCGTCGTCGAAACGTGCGCGCAGGCGCTCGTTACGCTCAAGATCGTCAAGCCGAGCAGCGTGTTCCGCCAGATCAAGTTGCCGTTGGACTTCATCGGCCGCTTCCTTCTGCGCTTCTTGCCGCCCCTGCTGCCGGTACTTGGATTGATCCCACGCCGCCCAGAGGCGGTCCAGCAACGACAACAGGGACGACAGAAGTTTGATCACGCCTTGGGCGTCTCGGACAGGAACACAGCGGCGACCCCTGCCAGACCAGCGACCGCCGTGGAGATGGCCGCCCACTGCACGTCCGACAGGCCAACCGCCAGCGCGAGGCCGGCGAAGCCTGCATAGGTACTCGGCTCCTTCAGTCGAGCCAGAAGCCAGTGCACAAAGTTCATAGTCATCTCCTACGCTTCGCTGGTGGACACCATGCCACCCTTCATGTGAACCGGACCACCAATGACCGGCTCGCCCTTGGGCCAGCGAATAGCCGTGCAGCGAGCCTTGGCGATCTTGGCCACGTTCACCATGTTGTTCTGGTTGCCGCCGAGGACGTAGTAGAACGACGCGCTCTCGCCCACGTAGAACCCAACATGGCCTCCGCCCTTACGGGTGAAGACAAGAATAGCCCCCGGCGCGACATGCGACGCGCGCAGGTTGGCGCCCCAAAGGCTCCACGACTTCGCGCGCATCCACGTCTTCGGCAGGTCGAAGCCGGCCTGCTTCATGCATTCGGCGACGAACACACCGCACCACGGCGTTTCGTCGTCGGCCCACCACGCCTTCAGGCGCTTGAGCCAGCCGAGGATGATGTTGTTGTGCTTCGCACCGGGCACTTCACGCACGCCCTCGTAAGAGCGCGCGATCTCCAGCCAGCGCGGGGTGGTGCTCATTTCAGACCTAACAGCGCCAGCAGGATGCCGACCAACATCAGGATGACCGTGCCCGCCACGGCGATGCCAACGCCCTCCAGCCGCTTGAGCCGGGCGCAGATGCTTTCATATCGCAGGGCGCAAATCTCCTCGTGGGTATTCAAACGCGCTTCAGTGTGTCCAATCGTATCCATTCTAGCGAGGCCCGATGTAGTTGCCGTATTGATCGAAGTCAGACAATCTGATTTCATTGGGGTCGTAGTCCGACAGCCGTCCGCGGAACGGCTCGTCCTCGCCGCCGATGTCAGGAAGATTGACATCAGGAAGTTGGACGCCGGGCTGCCCATAGATCGGGTACTGCTCGCCACCCACGCCAATACCAAAACCGAGAAGGACTTGGCCTTGCGGCGCGGCCTGCATAGCCGACTGGATTGCGACTTGGTTCCGCGGTGCTCGCGAGACGCGTCCGCGCACGTCACCCAACATATTCTGCACACGCGACTGCGCCATGCGGTTAGCGGCCGCGCGCGAACCTAGAGCACCGGCGGCCGTCACTGCGCCCAAACCAGCGAGCAGCGGGTCGCCAGTGTACAGACCATAGCCTGTACCCGACGCGACTGCCTGCGCCGGAAGATTGCGCACGTTGATGGTCGGCGCCAACGCACCGACGCCTTGGGCAATGTTAAGACCGCCTTTGCCTTGCGCGAGGTCTTTGATCTGCGTCTGGATGGCGGGGTCAAAGGCGCGCATCCGGTTTTCGTTGTTGGCGATGTTGCGCGCTTGCTGGCGGATCGACGCCGCGCTAAGGCCGGCGGCGGAATTTTCGGCACGCGTAATGATGTTTTCGATGGCGTCGCCTTGCGACATCTTTCGCCACGCCGTGCGGGCCTCGCGTATAGCAGAAGCGGCTTCGTCGCCCGCGCCGGCGATAATAGCGTTCTGCGGGGGTGCCTGCACAAAATCGTCGATCTGCCGAATGAGTTGGTAGCCGAGACGGCGCTCGTCGCGGTCCATGCTGTTGGCAGCCGTGCGACCAACGCGGCGCAGCATTTCAAGCTGCGAAAACGAAATCGGGGTGCCGCTCGTCTGCGCTTCGGCCGCGACTTCATCCATCCGCTGCAATGCCCGGTTAATCCGCGGGTGCAGAACAGGGTCGAATTGAACGGAAGGGTGCGTCGTAAACGACTGGCGGATGTCGTTGCTTAGGCCAGCAATAGACGTAGGGTCGAACTGAACGCCGGCCTGCTCCGCGCGCAGATACGCGGCTTGCGCCTGCTGACGCAGGCGTTCGGCGGGGACGATCATCGCGCCGCGCCGCGGCATGAACGGTGCGCCGGCGGCCATACCACCAGCAAACGAAAGGCCCGCAAGGGCGAGCGGATCAGTGACGCCGCCGTACTGCTGCGCGGCAGTTGGAAGAGCACCAGCGCCAGCGCCCGCCGCCGTCTGCGCGCCGCGCTGTTGCGCAAGCTGCTGCATGATATTGCGCGTTACGCCGGGCGCTTGGCGCCCCGCAAGCGTACCCAATGCAGACGCGCCGCCGAGCGCGCCAGCAGCACCTTCAGCCGTGCGGAACAACACCTCTTGGCCCGGCGTCTGCGGCGCGCGGCCAACGCCGACGCTTTCGAAGCCTGAGCGGATTGTCTCAGACGGCAGCGGTACGCGCTGCCCGCCGAATATGGGCGCCGCGACGTTGTAAATTCCAGTGCCGAGGTCAGCCAGACCAAGCGACAGCACACCGCCAGCCGCGCCGGGGATAGCGCCGACGCCGGCGAACGGGGCGCCGGCCGCCGCGCCCAACCCAGCGGCCGTCGCATACGGCGAGATGGCGCTGGTGAGCACGCCGACGTTCTGTGCCAGCGACGTGTCAGGTTGGGGGGCTGGCGGCTGTTCCGGCGGCGGCGGAAACCGCTTGGCCATCGCAGCGCGCATTTCATCGCGCGTCGTCCCTTCCGGGAACACGTACTCGTTACCGTCTGGGCCGACTACGACGATGTCAGGCATTACTCAAAATCTCCCGTCGCCGGGTTATAGCGCAGTTGTTTCGCCTTGGATTTGGTCGGCGTCCGGCGCTCGCCGCTCGCGGGCGCCGCGCCGCCTTTAAGACGCGCGCGGCGCGCTTCAGCGCGCTCCAGCCCGCGCCGCATGATCGAACGAAGTTCGTTCGTAGCGATAATAAATTCTTTTTCAGAGATGTTGCGGCCCAGACGGCTGATGGCTTGCGTAGCCTTTTCGCCTTCTTTTTCCGTAATCTGGCCGCCGCCTTTTAAAGTCTCAAAAGCCTCCAAAAACGCTGCACCCGTGACTTGCTTGAAGAGCGCATCGAAGTCTGCCTCGCTTGACCCCGGAACAAACCGAAGCCCCGGAAAGCCCACGCCAACAACCGACTCAAAACCGGGATGCGGCTTGCGGCCTTTAGGCGGGTAAATTACTTCGCCCGTTTTTTCATTAACGCGCGCGTCGCCGATCATGCGGTCTAGCAGTCTTAAGTTATTTGAAACCGTCTCAATCGCCGCGGGCGCCGACTCCAAGAACTTAACGTCGGCCGCGGCTTGCTCTTCAGCACGTTTTTTAGTGTAAGTTTCTTTTTCTGACGGGCGCTCGGCTTCGGCCTGCTCCCTAATGACCGGCGTTGGCACCAACGCCGACCCCGGTGCCGGCGACTGCATCGGGTCTTTGCCGCGCGCCGGACGACCAGTCGGGCGGTAATCTTCCATCGACTGCGCCAACTGCATCTGCGGCGCGGCGTCTTCGCCCGGGCGAAACACAGCGCTGCGCGTCTGCGGCGCGGCGCCTTCGCCCGGGCGAAACACGGCGCTGCGCATAGACGGCTGCTCGTCCGGCACGATCTGAATGTTGTTGGCCTTGAGGATTTCGGCCAGTTGGGCGTCCTTGTCAGGGCCAGCCATGTCACGCATCAGTTGCAGGTTCGACTGCGAAATCTGCCCCGACGACATCATGTCCTGCACTACAGCCGCCATGTCGGGCTGACCGCCCATCTGCGGGCCAGTCGTCATGCTGATGGGCTGCATCCGAGCGCCGCCGCCTGCGGTCATCTGGTTGGCGCGCTCCGACGCACGGTCGAAGTCTTCCATGCTGATGCCCAACTCGCCGACGCCCGCGCCGCGGATAATCTTACGCGCCGCTTCGTCGATCTGCGCGTCGGTTGCCCGCGCCGCGGGGGCCGACATCGGCGCGCGAGCAGGCGCAGTCGGTGTCTGCGTAGGGGCAGCGCCGCTGGGCGCAAGCTGAAACTCTTCCAACTGAAACACGCCCGGCTTACCAAAACCGCCGGTGCGGGCGACGGCGTAGGTGCCGTCCTTCATTTGCACAACTTCAGTTTCCAGCGGGCCGTAAGTCGCCCTAAAGTTGTCGCTGATGCTGCCGACCATGCGCAGCAGCGTGTTGCGGTCGAAGTTCGCTTCCGGCAGGTTGGCGCGGAAAGCGGCGGCGATTTCCGGGGCGTCTCGGTCCAAGTCTTTCAGCAGCAGCGAGTAGCCTTCCGGCGTCATGGTCTGACCGGCGCGCTTGGTGTAGAAGTCAATCTTCTTGCCAGCCATGTCGATTTCGGCCGCCGAGGCTTCGCGGCCTTCCTTGGCCCGCGCAATTGCCATCTCTTGCGCCGCGACCGCGGTTTGACGCTCGGCCGCGCGCTGCTGCGCCAGCATGTTCATCATCTGCGCGTTCTGCTGGATCGCGCCGCCAAGAAAGTTAGACTGCGGGGCGCGGGCCTGAAGTGCGATTGCTTGATTAGCCACGATCTAATCCCTTAAATAAATCCGCCAAACTGACCGGGGCGATTAGAGGGGAAAAAGTTTCCGGGGTTATACGGGGGCGTGCCGTATGGGCCGTCAGCGCCGCCCCCCGGCGTCATGCCGCCGCGCTTAAGATAGTCCATCTGCGCCTGATACAGCGGGTATTGCAACGCCGCTTGGCCAATGCTGCCGAGAGCGCCGGCTAGCGCATTCGCCTGACCGACGTAGCCCGACGCGCGGGCCTGCCCGGCCCCAAGCTGCATTTGGCCGATGTTCGACGCGGCCTGTCCGGTCGCGCCGGTCATGACATTGGCGGCTGATTGGCCCGAACCCATCAGCGACTGGAGCGGGTTGAGGCGCGCGGCGCGTTCGATCTGATAGCGGTTGAAAGCGTTCTGGTACTCTTGGCTGGCCAAGTCCTGACCAAAGCGCTGGATGCCCTTCATGGTGGCGCCCGACATGAGACCGCCGCGGGCAGCGGCCGACCGCTCCAGCGCCTTCATGCCTTCGGCCTGCCGGAAGGCGTAGCCGGGGTCTTGCTGGAAGTCCTGCATCCCGAACGGCCGGGCGAGACTGCCGTACTCGGCGGCGGCCCTTTCATCGACCGGGCCGGGAGCCATCACAGGGTTCTGGGCAGCGTATGCGTCAAGATCGCGGACGAAGTTACCCTCGCGGTCGGTGTACAGCGTCTGCGCCTGCCCACCAAACATGGCGGGAATGTTGATGGCGCGCAGACCGTAGGCTTCCGGGTTCTCGCGGATGTTCACCGCCGCGCCAGCCGCCTGTGGGCGTGGGCCAATCCCCAGCAAATTCATGATCTGCTGCTGGGCGGTCATCCCTGCCTGACGGAACGGCTCTTGCAGTTCAACCTGCCGCTCGAACATCTGACGCTGGGTCTGCTCCGCGGCCTGCGCGGCCTGCGTCTGTGCCTTGGCGGCCTTCTTGGCGCCGCTGGACGCGAGCAAACCGCTTCCGAGCGCAGCAGCGCCGCCGATGAGAGCAGATGCAACAGCCATTACAACAAGCCTTTCACAAAGGTGCGTTCCATAGGTCTAAATCCCGAACGCCCGTACATCTTCGCCATGCGGTCAACGTTGTCGTTGTGCAATGCTATCATAAACAATGCGACCGCGCCACTATCCTTCGCCCAGTTTTCAATGTCCTTGTACATCCGCTGCGCCGCGCCACTGCCGCGGTGGTCGGGCGACAGCCACCACCACAACTCTTGCACGACGTGACTGTCCGGGCTGAAGTACATAGGGTAGAGCGCCGCCCCTGCGATACCGACCGGGACGCCGTCCAGTTCCGCCAGCACCGCACGGACGTTCTCGTTGCTCATGATGCCCGTCAAGAAGTCGGCGGTGCCTTCCGGGTCGAACGGGATAAGATCGTTGACAGGACAGTCGGTATGGAACGCTGCGGCCATCTCGATGTACGCAGGAAGATCGTCTTCCGTCAGAGGGCGGACGACAATGTCCATTAGCTGACGAGGCGACCCGAGGCGCGGATGTTGATGGCCGACGCCGTGCCGGCGATGGTCGAGATAAAGCCGTTCAGCGGCAGGACGTGGCCGACCAGTTCCGGGAAGGTATAGGTCTCCGACGGCTGGAGCGTTTTGGTCTTGACGATCAGGTTATCGTTGCCCGCGCTGCCCGCAGCGGTCACGAGGTTGACGCTGATCGTCGCCGCGGCCGCGCTGTAGTTGGTCGCCGTAAACTTGTCGATGATCGTCTGCACACCCGTCGAGGTGTACTGCGTCGTCTGGGTGTTCTCAGCGGTCTTGGCCGGAATGATGTTGCTGACGTTTACGGTCATGGTCTCGTCCTTATGCCGTGATGCCGGTCACATAAATGCCCGCGCCGCTGGTGCCCGCAACGCCCGCAGTTGTGTAGTAGCCGGGCGACGTAATCTGCACGCTGTTGATTAGAACCTTATCTGCCGCGCCGGCGTTGATTGCGGTTGAGTTAAACATCGTCGGGTCAATCGTGCTGCGGTTGAGGGCTGTCCCGACGCTCAATACGCCCTGCGCAAAAGCGGCTGCCTTACCATCAATGGACGGGGCAATATAGCACTCAACAGCGGAGTTGATCGACACGGCCCGCGACAGCGCGTTGCCGGTGTTGGGGTTGTTGATAGTCGCGCGGATGTCGCACCGCTCAGAACCGCCGTCGATCACAATCGGGTTGTAGAAGTCCTCGACAATGACGGTGCTGTCCACCTTAACGTTAGACTGCTGGCTGACGTAGATACCGTAGTTGGTAGTGCCCGTCCCGCTCAAAAGCTGGATGCCGCCACCGATAGAGACCGACCCATTATTAGCGCCGCCAGTCAGCCAAATACCTTTCCCGGTAGTGCCGTTGTCGTTGACCTGCGCATAGCCGCCGTTAATCGTGACCATGCCCATATCGTTGAGGTTGCCGACAATGATCCCGTTCTGTGAGCACTGATCCAAAATGCAGTCGCGAATGTGTAGATTGATCTTGCTGGCGCCGGCGTTACCGCCGGTTCCGTCAATCCAAATCCCCGTGTGTACGCCGGAGGTTTCGAACTTGTCGATAAACATATCCGAGAAGTTGCCGTTCGCGTAAAAGCCGGTCGGGCTGACCAGCGCCGGCGAGCCGCCTATCGAAACGCTGCATCGGTTGAGAAACAGCGAGGGGTTGCCGCCCGTCAAAATCGGCGGGATGCCTTGCGCCCAGAAGCCACGGAAAAAGTCGTTAAGGCCGCCATAAGTACCAGATCGAAACGCGACGCAGTCATCGAACTTGGTATAGACGCAGCCGTAGAAATAGAAGCCGATGATCGGCTCCCACGCGGCAAGGTTCTTGAACTGGCAGTACAGCAGATAGTTGCAAAGCCACGCCTTAACCGCAGTGCTCTCGCTGCCAGACGCCGGCGGGGTGAGCGCAGCGGCCCACCGCGCGCAAATGTTTTCGACGGTGATGTTGCGGAAGTAGGCACTGGTGCCGCCGCCGGGCGCGCTGTCGGGGCCGACTTGAATGACGTTAGCTGCCGTATCAAGCGACAGCACGCGAGTGCCAGTGCCGGTGTTGTAGCCGTCCGACATAACCTGACCGCGCACCGTCCGGTACTGCGTCTGGATTTTCCAAGTCGTGCTGATCCAGTAGTCTTCCGGCTGAAGATTAGTGACGGGGCAGAGCGCCACACACGCCTGAAGCGCGGCCAAGTTAGCCGCAGGGATGCCGCCCGAATTGGAGTTGACAACGGCGCCGAACCACTCCGGGTAGCCGTTGATGTTATCCCACTGGCGCTCCCAGTAGAAGTTGGCGGTGTTCGACGCGACATAAATGCCTTGCAGCGGGTCGCTGGGCGCGGTGCCCGCGCGGCATATGAAAAGCCCCTCACGCCCCGTATCGGTGACAAACGTAACGTCGCCGGCTGCCGGCGGCACAGAAGGCAGATTAGCGATGGTGGTCGTGGAGAAGGACGCAATGCCGGGGATGTTGTCCATCGTCCACAGCACAACGTCAGCCGAAGTGGCCAGCACGAACTTGTACGTGGCATTATTGTCGAGCCAGATTTGCGACGGTGGGCGCCCAGCCGAGTTCAGAATGATCGGGTTCGCGTTGGCAGTACCGCCGTCCTCCGACGTGTACGTGGTCGCAGGGGTGGTCGTTCCGGCAGCATAGGTGTACAGCTTGCCGCCCGAAAGCGGGACGCCGTTGTTGTCGAAGAACTGCCACCCAGCGCCGCCGAGCGATGAAAGATTAACCGCCATTACCAATCCTTCTCTTGAAGCCGCGGCGAGCGCGGCACAATCTTACCGTGTCGAGGCGCGAATGTAAATTGCTCGGTCACAGGCGGCTCGTTGAATAGCAATACTGCCGCCAGAAGCCGCCCCCGTCGCAAAACGCGAAGAAAGTGCCATCGTTCGGCAGCGTTGTGCCAAAGTCGCTGCCGCCGGGAGCAGACAGCGTGACGTTACCGCCGCTGATGTTACTGATAACTACGCCTTCGCCGGACTCATAACCAGTGGAGGGAAATGTAATCGTAATGCCAGACGCGGTGATGAGAATGTTCGTGCCTTTTTCGCCAGCACCGAGCGTTGTGCTTGTTGAGATGACGACTTGGCCGTTGGATCGAACACCCATAGAAAGCCATATTGGCGCTGCGGAAGCGCCTTGAGAGGCTAAAACTTGTCCGGCGTCTCCGTAGTTTGCCCCACCAAGCCCAATCTGCCCAGCGGAAGCGATCCGCAACCGTTCGGTGACAGAAGAAGCCCCATCAGCCGTGGTGCTGAATACAAGGCGACCCGGCATATCATTGGTGCCCGGTGTGCCGTCAAGTTCTGCCAGAATGGCAGCGGCGGGGATAAAGTTAGTTCCATCATCCCCATTGAACGTCACGGAGCCAATATCAGTCCCTGCGGCTGACAGCGCGCCCCGCGTTCCGACAGTCCCGCTTATGCTTTTGTTTAGAATAATGTTGGCAGGAGAACTGGCGCTAGTTCCCCAGTTAAAAACAGCGGTGGTTGTGTCAGCCTGCGACAGACCGTGCTGCTGATAGCGCGGCGTATCCACGGCTGAATTGGCGTAGTTTCTAGTCGCGACGGGAACCGTGTACCCGTTTATTACGCGCCCTGTTTGATTGATTATGAATGGCGTTGCGTCGGGCGACGTGCTGTCATCAACACGAAAAACATCGTTCGCCCCTGTTTCGGTGACGTGAAGCCGCGCTAAAGGGTCGCTGTTCCCTACACCAACAAAACCGCCAGATGTCTGCTTGAAATACATCCACCATGCGGTCGAGTTATATTCGCCGATGGCGAGGTCTTTTAGAGTAGTACCACTAAAATTTTTCGCGCTCTGGATATAGTTAGTCGTGGTCGTCGCGCCGATCACTAACCGGCCTTCGTCGCTGCCGGCGCCCCCGCTCTCGGGTATTTGAGTGCGCAGATGAATACGAGAGGAAGCAGCAAGATAAAAGTTTGACCTTGCCCACAGGTCGGCGTCGTAATCGCCGTCGCCGTCCAAATCAGGCCAGATTTTCAACTCGCCATTTTCGATATTGATAACGCCGTCCGTCGGAACAAGCGGAACGAGGCCGCTGCCGTTGTTGAAGACGCTGCCTGTAGTGACGCGGATAACAGGCTCAGTGTCGCAAATGGCGAGTTGAAAATCTGGCC